CTGTCGAAGGCGCCAAGATCGGCACCACGCTGCGTATCCGTCTGCCGGACCGCGCTCTTGTGACCGACGGTGCCGCTCTGCAAGTGCAGGACGACAACGAGCAGTTCACGACCCTGACGGTTGCTTCGCAGAAGCACATCGGCGTCAACTTCACGACCGCCGAAATGACGATGCAGTTGGACGACTTTGCCGAGCGCGTGCTCAAGCCGCGTATCAGCCAGTTGGCCTCCAGCATCGACGCGGACGTCGCTAACAGCTTCAACAACATCTACCAGTCAGTCGGTACGCCAGGCACCACGCCGGGCACGACCGCTGTCCTGTTGGCTGCCCAGCAGAAGCTGAACGAAGCCGCTGCCGTCATGTCGCCGCGCTACGCAACCGTTAACCCGGCTGCCAACGCTGCGCTCATCGAGGGCATGAAGGGCTTGTTCAACCCGGTCAGCACCATTTCGGCGCAGTTCAAGAACGGCATGTTTGGCGAAGGACTCTTGGGCTATAACGAGCTCAACATGTCGCAGTCGATCAAGCAGTTCACGACCGGCAGCCGCTCGGGCGCTCACAGCGTGACCACGACCGTCACCGCTCAAGGTACGTCGACCATTGCCATCACCGGCACTGGCACGCAGACTTTGAAGAAGGGCGACGTGTTCACGATTGCTAACGTCTACGCTGTCAACCCGCAGACCCGCGAATCGACTGGCTCGCTCCAGCAGTTCGTGGTGACGGCGGACGTGGCGGCTTCGGGCGGCGCGTACGCGTCTGTCTCGATCAGCCCGGCGATCTACACCTCGAGCGTTGCCCTCGCCACTGTGGACTCGTTCCCGCAGTCCGGCGCGGCGATCACGTTCTTGGGCGGTGCGTCGACCCAGTACCCGCAGAACCTTGTGTACCACCGCGATGCGATCGCCTTCGCCACGGCTGACTTGCTCATGCCGCAGGGCGTTGACATGGCTTCGCGCCAAGTGCACAACGGCATCTCCATGCGCGTTGTTCGTCAGTACGACATCAACAACGACCGTATGCCGTGCCGTATCGACGTGCTGTATGGCTACTCGGTGATCCGTCCGCAGATGGCCGTCCGCCTCTGGGGCTAATGATTAACCTATATTTTTGGAGTAACTAAAAATGGCACTTCCTAATGGTTCAGGCGGTTATCAGATTGGCGATGGCAATCTTGGTGAGCCGCTGTTTTTTGTGCAGGCGGCTCCGCTTGCCTTGACGGCAGGCGCTACGGCTTCCCCTGCTGAACTGGTCGCGGGTCTTTTCACTTTCAACGGTACGGCGGGCAACCTTGTCCTGCCGACGGTGGCTCTCCTTGAGGCTGCCTACCCGTCGATTGGCGAGAAGAACGACTCTGCGTTTGACTTCTTCGTTATCAACATCGACGCTGGCGCTGACGCGATCACCGTTGCTGTTGGCACGGGTTGGACGCTGGTCGGTGCGGGTGCGGTCTCGGCGGGAACGTCGGGCCACTTCCGTTGCCGCAAGACCGGCTCCGGCGCTTGGACTGTCTACCGCATTTCGTAATGGCAACGCCCTCGGCGGGGAAACCCGCCGGGGGCATAACCTAAAGGGGTATTGATATGCCTAATACACAGGCAGTTGGTGTTGCCTACGCAGACCCGCAGTTGAGCAGTCTTTTCTTGGGTGTTTCGACCGTCGCGGCGACTGGCTCTGCCCAGACCGACGCAACGGCGCTTGGCCCGGCGTTTACGCTGGTTACGGGCGCTGACGGTACAAAGGGCGTAATCCTTCCGGTTGCCGAACCGGGTCAGGTTGTAATCGTTAAGAATGGCGCTGGTTCCATTCTGAAGATTTACCCGGCTTCGGGCGCAATCGTGAACGGATTGTCCGCTAACGCTTCCTACAACATCGCGGCAAACACCGCGACGATGCTGGTCGCGTATAGCGCCACCCAGTGGTATAGCCTGCCGTTGCTCGCGTCGTAATATGCCGAATATCTATCTTCGCCACCCCAAGCACGGGGAAAAGGTTGCGATTTCCTGGCTGGAAGCGAGGGAAGATATGGAGCACGGATGGGAAGAATTTGACCCATCCGATTGTGATGATTCAGAATCTCCGGCGTCGTCAGAAATGGCGGCGTCGGAGACTTCTGCCCCTAACGCGTTGAGAACGCGCCGCCGCCGTAAGGAGTAGTTAATGGCCACCACCGCTGCAGATCAGATCAACGGTGCGCTGCGTCTGATCGGAATGTTGGCGGAAGGTGAAGTGCCTTCAGCTGCCACTTCGCAAGATGCTCTTACGGCGCTGAACCAGATGATTGATTCGTGGAACACGGAACGTTTGTCCGTGTTTTCCACCATCGACCAAGTATACAACTGGCTCCCTAACGTCCGCACAATCACGATGGGCCCAACCGGCGTGTTTGTCGCCGAGCGTCCTATCTTGATGGACGATGCTACTTACTTCCGTGACGCCTCAACCAACGTGTCGTATGGCATCAAACTGATCAACAACGAGCAGTACAACAATATTGCCGTTAAGACCGTTACTTCGACGTACCCACAAATAATGTGGGTGAATATGACCTACCCCAACGTCGAGATTTACGTTTATCCAGTACCCACTAAAGTGCTGGAGTTCCACTTTGTGTCGGTGCGCCCGTTGACGACGCCCGCCGCGCTCGACACCGATCTGACGTTCCCGCCGGGTTACTTGCGCGCGTTTCGCTACAACTTGGCTTGCGAGCTCGCACCGGAGTTTGGTGTAGAGCCGTCGCCGCAAGTGCAACGCATCGCTATGTACAGCAAGCGCAACTTGAAGCGCATTAACAACCCGGATGACGTGATGGCTATGCCGGCGGCACTGCTTGTCAACCGCCCGCGCTTTAACATCTTCACGGGCAACTTCTAATGAAGACGCCGATCCTCGGGTCGTCGTATGTCATCCGGTCGGTCAACGCAGCCGACAACCGGATGGTCAATCTTTACCCCGAAGTCATTGCCGAGGGCGGCAAAGAGCCTGCGTACTTACAGCGCTGTCCGGGGTTAGTGCTAAAAAAAGAAGTTGGCACCGGCCCGATTCGCGGGCTGTGGGAACACGCCGGGTTTTTGTACGTTGTTTCGGGTAACGAGTTTTACAAACTTGACGCTAACTACAACTTCGCAGGCAGCAACGAATTGTCGATGGAGGATGGTGGTTTCGTTCTGCTAGAGGACGGCAGCACCATTCTTTTGGAAGCAGGCTCTGCGTATGTAGGCCTAGTGTCAGGCACTGGCCCCGTGTCGATGGCCGACAACGGCACGCAGATTTTTATCGCTGCAAACCCCGACGGCTACATCTACAACACCGCCACGGATGAGTTCCAACAGATCACTGACCCGGATTTCCCCGGCGCGGTAACAGTCGGCTATCTCGACGGCTACTTCGTGTTCAACGAGCCCAACTCGCAGCGCGTCTGGGTGACGCAGCTGCTCGATGGTTTGTCGATCGACCCATTGGATTTCGCCAGCGCCGAAGGCTCACCAGACGGCTTGGTGTCGCTCATCATCGACCACCGCGAAGCGTGGTTGTTTGGTGAAAACTCCGTTGAAGTTTGGTACAACTCGGGCGACCCGCTATTCCCGCTGACCCGCATCCAAGGCGCGTTTAACGAGATCGGCTGCATTGCACCGTATTCGGTCGCCAAGATGGATAACTCCGTTTTTTGGCTCGGCGCGGATCCGCGCGGTCAAGGTATCGTGTACCGCGCGCAAGGTTACACGGGTGTTCGTATCTCGACACACGCTGTTGAGTTTGCTATCCAGGGGTATAGCAATTTGGCCGATGCTGTGGGGTACACCTACCAGCAAGACGGCCACACGTTCTACGTGCTGAACTTTACCGACGCGGATACGACATGGGTGTTTGATGCCGCCACGGGCGCATGGCACGAACGCGCCGGGTTCCGTAACGGTGACTTTAAGCGTCACCGGGGTAACTGCCATGCGCGGTTTGATGGCAAGCCCGTTCTTGGTGATTACCAGAACAACAAGCTCTACGCGTTTAGTTTAGACGTGTACTCGGATGACGGGCATGTACAGAAGTGGCTGCGCCGTTGGCGCGCGTTGCCGACAGGCGCTAACAACCTGACGCGCACCGCGCAGCACACATTGCAGATCGACTGCGAAACAGGCGTTGGCTTGC